TATGTCAAAAGAATCACTATTTGCTTGATATGGGCTTGTTATTGTTCCAGAAAGTGGAGAAACCCTTGGGGTCACACGTTTATTGGTCAATGTATCAGTGGTATCTTTACCCACTAATGTATCTGTTGATGTAGGTAATGTCAGCGTACCAGTATTGCTGATGGTGCTGATAACAGGCGCTGTTAAGGTTTTATTGGTCAGTGTTTCTGTGCCTGTGTATGTGGCAATAGAAGCACCAGCCAATGTAGTTGATCCTGTTCCACCCGAAGTTAAAGGCAAAATAGAACTGTTTGTTGCCTTCAGTGTTGTTCCATCTGCATATACAGAGCGACTGGATGGGTAAGTTACAAATACGTCCTTTGTTCCTACGCTAAAAGACACTAATGAACCAGTATTACTGGAAGCTAATACGGTAGTACGGGAGAGTGTTGTGCCAGAAGAAGTATATGTACCAATACCAACTTCCCACTCGGATATGCCTTGCCCAGCAATACAGTAATACGTGGAATTGGCATCCCCAACTGCGGCAAAAGATTGATAACCTGTAGCGGCCCCCGCAAGCGTAATTGTGCCAGTACCTGTTGTAGTGGTGGTTTCTTTTACCCGATCAGCAAGAACTAAGGCCATACTTTTCCTTTATACCGTTTCAATTAATACCCAACCGGCATTTTGGCTGTCGTTTATTGTATTCCAACCGGCATTTTGGCTGTCGTTTATTGTATTCCAGTTTGTGTTTTGTGTGGTATCTATGTTATCCCACAAAAAAGAGGCACGCAATAAGTCCGATGCCACAACAGATCCACTTACGCTTGCTAATAAAGTACCAAGACTTGAAACCAAATCTGCCGCTGTAGAGGTCTCACTTACGCTTGTTAAGAAAGCAGGAAAACTTGAAACTGAATCTGTCGCTGTAGAGGTCTCACTTACACTTGCTAAAAAATCAGTAAAACTTGAAACTGAATCTGTAGCAGTAGATGTTTCACTTACGTCTGCCAATGTAGGGGCAACAGTTAAAACCAAATCCGTTACAGTAAATGTTTCACTTACGTTTGCTGGCAAAGTAGGAAGTGAAGAAACCGAATCCGTTGCAGTAGATGTTTCATTTACGCTTGCTAAGAAAGTAGCAAGACCTAAAACCAAATCTGTCGCTGTAGCGGTTTCATTTACGCTTGCTAAGAAAGTACCAAGAGTTGAAACCGAGTCCGTTGCAGTAGGTGTTTCACTTACGCTTGCACTATATGTATTGAGTACAAGTGAAGAAAACGGGGCCTGAGAGAACGCGGCTATACCAAACATTCGTCACGCCCCGTTTAAATTAAACTGCTACAAGTTCAGTTTCCGCAAACCAACGCTGTTGTGTGTGACCCTCAATATCAATCCACTCAATCATGTAGAAGACATTACCGTCTTCATCCATACGCAAGCTCAGCACTGGGCCTTGTGGAACAACAGAAATTGTTTTTACGTTATCGCCTTTTTTAAATGTTGCCATCATGTGCTCCTATTAGCCTGCCAAACTAAGTATATAAGTTACGTTCAATACGTCGCCACTAATAACTGACCGGTCGCCGGGTGCTGTAAAATCAGATGCAGAAAACAAAGTACCTGTAGTGCCACTCTTTGTACTGTTACTCACTAAAAACGCACCGCCAACAGTTGCTGTTGCGTTAATGGTAAATGAAGCAGGAGAAGCTGAGTTGGTTGCTACAGAAGGATTAGCTGTAGTAGGCGTACCAAAACTACAAGCTGGACGTGTTGCATTGCTATAAGGCACAATCTCCGTCCAACCAGCATGCGATGCCATTGTGTCACTAGTGGCGGGGTTGTTACTTGCGGCTGCGCCATATAAGCCAATATACCAAGCAGCTGTGTATGAACTGCCTGTAAAATATTTGGCGTTCATATCTTGCAAGCCCACATTGACCACCAAATTAGAGCACTTAGCTTCCCATTTTAAATTACCGTCCTTGTCAAAGCACTGCATGTGGTACACGCCTTTAGCGGAGGCAGATTCAGCCGAGCTTAATGATTTGCTAAGTGCAGTGCCAATAAGATCGGATGCCACTGATTTTTCAATTGACGACATTTATTTCTCCCTACGAAATATTAAACAGGCTGTGTACACAGTTTTTTCACGTAACCCGGATTACCGCAGTTTCTGGGTTGTTTGTTGGCAATTGAATTGTAAACCCTTGGCTTACAGTTGTCTGGTCTGTTCCAAAGTTTAACACACCAACCGCTTTTCCGCTTTTTGTAAAATTATATATTAATGCTCCGCGTGTTGTAAAGCTAGTGCCCGGCCATGTGGGATCATTAAAACTAACATACCCCACACCATCCCCCTGTTGTACGGTAATGCCTGACAACACATTTCCACCCACTACATACCCTGTTCCAGATATCTCATTGGTGGTCGAATAAACAGTTGTATCTGGCCCCAAGTTAGCAGAAGATGTATACAGCGCAATTTTAAATACATCCACGGAAAAATCATGAACACCTAACAACACTTCTCGCTTAAAACTAGTAGTCAGTCCCGCTGTAATCATTATTGCACCTTATTCTTGACTTGACCATCGTAATACGTATCACCACGCTGTTTGCCATCTCCCAAATTCTTCAAAAGCATCAATGCTTCTTTGTATTTGGTGTCATACATAGCCATCAAATCCTGCTCACCCTTCATAAAGATGTACGCCTCCACCAAAGAGCCGTAAAGCAGCACAGAATCAAAGTTATCTCCCAACCATGAAGTACCAGCGGTTACAATTGATACTGGATAATAGTAATAATGTAGTTCCACTCTGTATGCTTTGTCTGGGGTAGGCCCTAAAATAAAGGACAGCTCATTAACCGAGTTGCTTTGAGGACCAAAAATACCATAGTATTTTGGTAGGCTTAAGGTGGAAGGATTAGGATAAACTTCTCTTATAAAATTTACATCTTTATCCAATAAATACGTGTACGTCTCATTAGCTGTACCATAATTATCAATAACCGCCAATGAATATACCGACAAAAAATCCTCTGGGGCAGATAAATATTTATTACCAATGGTTAATGTTCCTATTTGATTGCGCCGCAAATTACTTAACTGAACCGTGTTATATATGCGTTGCTCAGCCTGCTTTACAAACGTAGAAAGTTCCGTCTCCGTAAACGTATCTTGGGTATAGTCTTGGATTGCAGCAACAAGTTCAGCGTAGTTCATGTGATCAATGTGGTTATAGGAGACAGCACCCCCGCCGCCACCAATTGTTTGGCATATGGCATCGGCTGCATCCCAATGCTCGCAAATGATGTGTCTGCTGTCAAGCCCACATACACTGTGACATACAGCTTTGACTCAGGACGCGGTTGATACAAAGCCTGTGGCTCTGTGATATTTCGTTTAGGTTCCAACTGTGGGTGCTTTGGTTCGTAGCATTCTTCACAAACCTTAAACCCCTTCCAATCTTTGATCAAAGCAAGCAACTTGTACCGCTGACCACACTGGTCACACAGCGCAATTGCGAACTTGCCTGAAGCGTAGCCCGCACCCATGATTACCTACCCGTATAGGTTGGAGTCAAAAAAACGCTTGCAGTATCCCTATCTTCTGCCGCTGCCCGAGCAAATTCTTCCTCATACAACTGCTTCAAGGCAATCATACGGTCCGGAGCTTTTTTAACAGACAAATGGAACGCCAAGGCCGCAACCAAAGCTGGCAAAAACCGAAAAACAATATCAGCCGTGTTGGTATATGTCCCTGCATTTTCAATACGTCTAATAGCGTAATACACAAACGTCCAAGTCTGTGTATCGTCAGGAGAAGGGTATAAATACACCGTAGTGGGAACTGACCGTTGTACATAGTACTGTGCAGGTCTGGATTGCGTATTTTTGTTGGGAATGTGCAACCATTCTGCGCGACTAATACGATCAATTGTAATGTCTTGCTGTGTAGACAAACTAGCATTCGTTCGAATCACCGCAGATAATGCGTTAATTGTGTCGCTAGGCAAATCATAACTATATACGCCGGGCGTTAATACCTGCTGGCGTTGCTCGATCGTCCAAAGATTTAATCCTCGGTTAGCCCACTCAGCAAAAATAATATTTAACGACCGAAGAGCCGTTTTCATGTCGTAGCCCGCCCTGACCTCTATGCCACAGCGCTCATACGCCTCAGCAATCAGATCATCAAATTGAAGATCAAAGTTGGCTACGCCTGAAGTGGTCATGAATTAGCAAATTTTTGCTGTACGGGCACGGGCAGCACCTACGCCACGAACTTGGACACGTCCACCATCAGAATAACCGCGCTGGGCAACACCTTGGCCACGCATCGCTGCCCCACCCTTTTTGTATCCTTGGGCTTTGTCCATCATCATGTCTTTCTTAGAGCCTTCTTTGACACCCTTTTTTTCAACATCTTTGCTAGACATTTCAAAATTTTTCATTTTTGAAGACATTTTTGCCATAGTATCACCACCTTTTTGAAATTTTTTGCCTTTGCTGGCCTCACTAAAATCCATCGCCACAAATTGTGGGATGCCTACTTTTTTTGCAAATGCTGGATTAT